GGATTGATGAAATTAATATCTGATGATGATGAGGCTCATAGGTTAAACGGTACGAAGCGAGAAATAAAACACGATACAACCGACAAAGAGATAAACATAAAAATCCATAGATAGTGGATGTCAATGTAAATGTAGTTTTTGAACACTTACTAGATAGCGAATCTAAAATAGTAATTGAGCAAGGCGGTACAAGAAGCGGGAAAACCTACAATATACTTTTATACATAATTTTTCATTATTGCCAAGTTAATAAAGGTAAGACTATAACCATTTGCCGAAAGACGTTCCCAGCTTTAAGGGCTTCCGTAATGCGAGACTTTCTAGACATACTTAAACAGCACGACAAGTATGACGAAGAACTACATAACAAATCGAACTCCGAATATGAACTTAGCGGAAACCTTGTTGAGTTTATAAGCCTTGACCAACCACAAAAGGTAAGAGGGCGCAAAAGAAACTTACTATTCATTAATGAAGCAAATGAATTAGATTTCGAGGACTGGCAGCAGCTTGTATTTAGAACAGAGGACAAAATAATATTAGACTACAATCCATCCGATGAATACCATTGGATTTATGACAAAGTAAAAGACCGAGACGATGCTGATTTTTATATTACTACTTATTTGGATAATCCTTTCCTTGAACCAAGCATTAAAGCAGAAATAGAACGCCTTAAAGATACAGACGAACAGTATTGGCAGATATACGGTTTAGGACAAAAAGGGATTAGCAAGGCAACGATATTTAACTTCACAGAGACAAACGTAATTCCCGAAGATGCAGAGTTTGTCAGTTACGGTGCTGATGCTGGATATACCAACGACCCTACTACACTTGTAAGCGTTTATAAAAAGGATTATAACCTCTATATCAAAGAGCATCTGTATCAAACGCAAATGACCACCGTTGACATTCACAACAAGTGGAAGCAGATTGGTATAACAAGAGAGCCGATATATTTCGATAGCGCAGAGCCAAGATTAATAGAGGAACTTAGGCGTATGGGTTGGAATGTGCGACCAAGTATAAAGGGTGCTGATTCGGTTAACGCTGGTATTGACTTATTGAAAAGATTTAAGATACATATCTACAAAGACAGCCATAACGCAATCCAAGAATTTAGGAACTACAAATGGCAAGAAGATAAAAGTGGCAAGCTAATGAATAAGCCAGTAGATAAAAACAATCACCTTATTGATGCTACCCGATACGCTACTTATTCGGTATTGAGCAAACCAAACTTCGGTAGGTATACAATTCAGTAATAAAATATGATAGATTTAAGATTAGGCGATTGCCTTGAGGTAATGAAAACAATATCAAGCGGAAGCGTTGATGCAATAATAACAGACCCTCCTTATGGAACGACTGCTTGTAAATGGGATAGTATAATTCCTTTTGATTTAATGTGGGAGCAATTAAATAGGATTATTAAGCCTAATGGCGCAATAGTATTATTTGGAAGTGAGCCTTTTAGTAGTGCTTTAAGAATGAGCAATATTAAGAATTATAAGTATGATTGGAAATGGGTTAAAAATAGATGCACAAATGTATTTATGGCAAAAAAGCAACCTTTAAGAAATTCAGAGGACATAATAGTTTTTTATAAATCACAACCAACATATAACTATATAAAAGAGCCAAGAGCAAAAAATTCTCATAACAGAAAAAATACTAAGATTAGAAATACATCGCAGATTTATAAAAATCCTGATATGATTATTAAAGAATTGGACAAATTAAGCTACCCTAAAAATGTTAAATACTTTAATTCTGTCCATCCACATTCTAAAGAATATGCAGGACACAGTACTCAAAAGCCTATTAATTTAATGGAATATCTAATTAAAACATATACAAACGAGAATGAAACAGTTTTAGATTTTACTATGGGAAGTGGAACAACGGGAGTAGCCTGTGTAAACACAAACAGAAATTTTATAGGTATTGAAATGGATGAGAACTATTTTAAAATAGCAAAAGAACGTATCAATAAAATAATTTAAAAATATTTTAATTTTAGCTATATATAAGTATGAAAGTTGAATTGATAGTACCGAATAACTTGAACGAGGTCACGCTTGGTCAATACCAAGAGTATATGAAAGTCGCTGATTTGCCTGAAATGGAAATGGCAATTAGAATGGTTGAGATATTCTGCGGATTAAACAGGGAACAAGTAAGGTCTTTAAAAGCTACCGATATATCTGATATTGCAAATGTCATAGCCACGATGTTTGAAAATACACCATCGCTGATTCATAGGTTTAAAATGAAAGGGGTTGAGTATGGTTTTATACCTAGCTTAGACGAAATGTCTTTTGGAGAATACATAGACCTAGACACTTATATAGGCGATTGGGATAATATGGAGAAAGCTATGGGCGTTCTTTATAGACCAGTTACAAGCAAGTACGGAGAGAAATATGTCATTGAGGATTACGAGGCTAAAGATGCTGCACCTATGAAAGATATGCCAATGGATGCGGTGCTAGGTTCTATCCTTTTTTTTTATCGTTTAGGGAAAGACTTGTCGAGAATTATTCTGACTTATTCACAGAACAAGAAAGAGGCGAACTTACAGCGATATCTCAATTCGGAAGAAAATGGGGTTGGTACAGTAGCGTCTATGCACTCGCTCAATCGGATGTTAGGCGATTTGAACATATCACTAAATTAAAAATGCACGAATGTCTGTTGTTCTTGACATTTGAAAAGGAGAAAAACGAACTAGAAGCAAAACAAATTAAAAAGAAATTTTGATGCAAGGGATTAGAGGATTTTACCAATTGACTGAAACTATCAAAGACCAGTTATTGAATGACGTAAACACGAACACGGTAACGACTGGCGATATTACGGAAATAGATTTGTCAAAACAAACCATATTCCCTTTGGCTCATATCATTGTGAATAACGTAACGGCACAAGAACAAGTCTTGTTGTTTAACATTACGGTAATGGCTATGGATATAGTAAACCAAAGCAAAGAAGAAACTACCGACCTATTCAGAGGCAACAACAACGAACAGGATGTTTTGAATACTCAATTGGCTGTGCTTAATCGCTTGGTAATGGTTTTAAGAAAAGGAGACTTATATACTAACCTTTATCAATTAGAGGGCGATGGTAATTGCGAACCGTTTTACGAAAGGTTTGAAAATGTTTTAGCTGGGTGGGCTTGTACTTTCGATGTGGCAGTTAAAAACGATATTGATATATGCAACTAAAAGACACGCAAGACGCTCTAAATGCTTTTGGTAAATACGTTGTTCAACAATCACGAAGCAAACTAACACAAAGCAATAAGAACGCTTCTAAGCGACTTTATGAAAGTTTAGGATATGACTTAAAGGTTATGCCCAATTCGTTCAGTATGGCGTTCCTAATGGAGAATTATGGCGAATATCAAGATAAAGGGGTAAGCGGAACAGAAGTTAAATATAATACACCATACAAGTACACTAACAAAATGCCACCACCGAGTGCGTTCAGTCAATGGGTTGTTCGTAAAGGATTAAAAGGAACTAGAGATGCTTCGGGTAGGTTTGTAAGTAGAAAAGGATTACAGTTTGCTATTGCGAAAAGCATATTCAAAAAAGGTATTAAACCGAGTTTGTTTTTTACCAAACCATTTGAGGCAGCGTTTAAGAATTTGCCAAACGATATTGTAGAAGCATACGGACTAGATGTAGAAAATTTTTTAAAGACAACGATTAACAATAAACCAACAAGATAATGGCTAATATATTTCTAAGAAGTCCATTTTACTTTTATCAAAATACTAATCCAGTAGGTGCATTATCTATAAAATTAGAAATTGAAATTGATACGGTATTAAGATACACACTTATAAAAAACACAAGCGCAGATGCTTTGTTTGAGGTTTCAGAACTTATAAGAGATTACCTAGACATTTATTACAATGATGAAAAAAGTCAAAACGTTAATGTTCGTTTGATTTGGAATTGGTATGATGGTTTGAACGGAACTGGGACTTCGTTGTCAAGCGGTACTGTCATTCATTTCGGAATTGATGCCTATGGCTATTTTGAGGATGGAAGCAATCCAACAACAACAAGAGGATATATGCAAAGCAACGATGTTATATATCGTTTAGCTGATTCAGATATTCGCATTCAAGTAGATAGAAACAACACTACAAGTGTGGCTTATTTGTACGAAGGTCAAATAACTAAATCTTTTACAGTAACACCAAGTGCCACTCGTGTTTTTACAGTAATATCTGATTCGGGAGAACCTTACGACAGCTTTAAAGATAGGGTTATTACAGCTGGTGGAAGCTACGAGGACAATGTTTGTATATCTGAATTTTTAGATGAAAACGAAACATTCCCAGTTGATGAAATACATATTGCGACTACTGATGGCTTGAGAATTGTCAAAGTTATAACAATAGACGAATGCAAATTCACGCCAGTCAAACTTAGCTTTATAAATAAATGGGGTGCGTTGCAAGACCTTTGGTTCTTCAAGAAATCAATTGAAACTTTAAACGCTTCAAGAGAACAATATAAACGAGCCGTAATTGATGGAAAAGGAGAATATAATACTTTGGTGCATCCGAAGAAAACATATAACGTTAAATCGTCTAAAAAGATAACCATTAATACTGGGTATGTAAGCGAACAGTATAACGAGCCAATGCAAGAACTTATACAATCCGAGCAAGTGTGGATGGAGATTGATAGCGTTGTTACACCAATGACAGTTGATGCCAATAGCCTTACATTCAAGACAAGCGTAAATGACAAGCTAGTAGATTACACCATTGACCTTTCATACGCTTACAATGCGATAAA